AAAATAAACCTAAGTACTGGCCCGGAACAGACATTGTTAAGTCAACCAACAACGCCTTTAACTGGCGGCAGGTTCGGTTCGGCGTGTCCGAAGAAATGGTTCGGCATATGGGCAGGGTTGTCCAAGGAATTGAGAACGCCAAGAAGGGTAGACAGTTCAAGAAGGGTGAGGTGGTTTTGAATACACCGAAGAGTGCCCCGATCCAACTGTTTATGAAAGCAAGAGGCAAGAAGAAATGACGGAGAAAGAGCAATGCCTAAAGCTAGTGGAAAACCTAATCAAGAAACACGAACACGAGCCAAAGCTACGAGACGTACTGAAAGCTCTGCGAAAGCGTATCCGATTGATTGGAACGAATGGAACCCATTTAAACGAGCAACCGGCAGCGCACTCAAGCAGCTTAACCTAAGAACCTATCCAGAGGGTGATGATGCTTTGTTATAAATTAGGTTTCAAGGGGATGTAATGGACAGTGAAGCTATAAACGTTACAGATGAAGGTATTGATGTTGAGTTGGATGGATACGATCTAATAAATGCATCTTATTATGCGAGTTTAATGCAAGGTGTTAAATCTGTTCAGATAAAGAACAAAGAAGTAACCAACAGAAAGATATGCGGGCAGAGCGATTTCTTGATTCATTATGTTGGCATGCTTGGTGAAATTGCTGTATGTAAATATTTAAATGTGCCTTTTCGTAGAGACATAACTATAGGCGGTGATGGCAATATTGATCTCACCTATAAAGACCAAACTGTTCAAATAAAAACAAGCTCCTACTATAAGGTACAGTTACCAAGGTATTTAATATTTACAAATATGAAGGATTTTTCTACTGACTGGGCTATATATTGCTCAATTCAGCATGCATGTGTAGTCAGAATACATGGCTTTACAAGCAGGAAAAAGTTTAACAAGTTTGTAGAAACCAAAAATTTTGGGTATGGTGATCGGTATTGTCTTGACGAGAAGTATCTGTCTGACATCTCTAAATTTAACGAAGCAATTGAACTACCGCAATACCAAGCTACTTGAGGCTGTACGAGAAGCCCCATGTATGATCTGCGCCCGTCAGGATGGCACTGTGGTTGCCGCCCACTCAAACCAACAGAGGGACGGGAAGGGTAGAGGGATTAAAGCCCATGACTATCGCATCGCCGCCCTCTGCTTTAAATGCCACCATGAAATAGATCAGGGTCACCAGATGAGCCGGGAGGAGCGTTTAAACGCATGGGAAGAAGCCCACCGGCGGACAGTGGGCTGGCTCTTCGATCAGGGCATCATTTCAGTTGGCTGATCATTACCTTGACGGTATGCACATTGCTTGTCAGGTTTGATTCAGCCTGATTGATTGCCAGCAATGCATCACGCTTTTCATCTGCGGTCATGTTTGCCGTCTGAATCATGCCACGCATTTCCCGCAGTTCCTTCATAGTTTTGTCTAGGTCTCTGACGTAGTCTTTAGCTACTAGGTAACCTGCGTTCTTCTGGACATACTTGGCAAAGTCTTCGGGTCTTGCCGTCTTCTCCAGAAGGTTCATGGTTCTGACTGTGGTGTCTACTGCGTCTTTAAGCTGATAGTACTCAGTGACACTGCCACGGGCGGCAGGATCAAGGGCAAATCTCTTGATGATTGGCATTTGCTCAAACCGCTTGGATGCCTTTGGACTATCATCGTTTTGACTCAACATAGAATCCGCAACGTCTGTTATGTATTGACCGAGGGTTCCCGTGTAGCCCTTCCATATGTGGTCAATTACCAGAGGGGACATTCCAAGTAGTTGTCCGAGATATTCTGCGCCCTTGGATGTTCCGGGACCGATTTGGTACTCCGGAGCTACACCCTCCATGCCCTTGCCGACAATTGGTCTCCAAGTGAAGAAGTTGAAGTTTGTTGCCGCCTCCAAGATTGGCTTGAAGGTCTGAGGAGTTGGGTTGAATCCCAAGGTACTCAGCAAAGCCCTCTTCATGGAGTCGGTGAAGTCCTTGGCTGTGTCATCTCCGAGGGTGACGGCGTAGATGCGCTCAGGCATCGTTTTAAACACAGTACCGACCTCGAATGGGATTGGAACCTTGATGCCCAAGGAAGGAACAATCCAGTTGTTATCCTTGGTTTCTGCTTCCTGTTTCTTGTACTCATCATCATCTGATGCTGCCATGTAATACATGACAGACAGAGCAGCCATTGTTGCGCCCCGAATCCAGAACCTGCGCTGGATTTCCTTGGCATCTTTGGTGTTCATCTGTCCGGTAGATGCCCGGTAGAACACATCCAGACCCTGTAAACGGGCGTTGAAGAATGGCACCGCTGCGGTCAGTATGCGGATCAGCGCAGAGTTACCCTTGCGGTTGAAGTTCATCACCTCCATCGCACGGGACAGAGCCTCAGCCTCATTGCCTGTTTCGGCAAGAACCCGTTCGTAGATAGCTACCCGGGTGGCTGCGTCAGAGGCGGTAGTACCACGCTCAAGCCCTTCCCATAGCGATTTAAACGGTCGAAGAGCAGCAGCGTCTGTCTTTGACTTACGTGCCAACTCATTGGACAGGTGTTTCCCAGAACGCTCAATGTTGTGGCTAAACTCGTATCCACCAAGCAAGCCCGAGTTAAACAGGGCTTCCATGCCCGGGGAGCCGGTGGTAAGACCCTTGGCAAAGTTAACCGCAGACCCAATGACGGGGGTCATGTTAGCGCCGCTAGTCACATAGGCTGACAGAGAGTCCCGCAGCAAGTTAGCCATCATAAATCCGGGTTCTTTGGTAACCAGATTACGAAGCAGATTTGCTGGACCGGACAAGAACCCGAGGAATGGAATCTCCGGGATGTTTAAACTCTTGACGGCGTCTATGTAAAGCTTGTCATGGCTGCGGTAGAACACCTGCTGCCCGTTCTCAAGCTGACTATAAATATCATCCTTGTATGACCCAAGCGGAGGTCCAGCCAGACGCTGCACCATCTTGATCTGCATAGCATTGCGGGTAGCAACCTGAGCGGCGGCATTCTTCATACCGGCGTTGATCATGGACTGGGTGTTCCTGACCATCGTCTCAAGGAAGTCAGCCAAACCAGACTCACCACCCTTCAGTTCTGTTGGACCCTTAACGCCAGCCAGACCGTGGAACACGTTCGGACCGATAGTCTGATCAAGATCAAGCTGACGGTAGAAGGGGATGTAGTCTCCGTACTTCATGTACAGATCGCCCCGCTCTTTGCTCAGAACCCCGGTTTGAACTGCGTATTTAACCAGCCCGTCGTTGAACTTATTCAGGTCGTCGTACACCTGTTTAAACTCAGGATGCATCTGCTCAAACTTTTGAGCTAGTGCTGCGTCTTGAGGTTCGTAAAGCTTTTCCCTTCCTTCTTTCAGCATCCTGCGGGCGCGTTTCCACCCAGCCCAGAACTGATAACGCTGGTAAATCTCAGGGTTGCCCTTCTCAGCCAAGGGCATCAACGCCTGAACAAGACCCTTGACGCTGGTGTCGATGGTGGTGATGCCGTTCTTGTAGACTGGGATACCGCCCTTACGATTGCCCGCACCCATAGCCGCAGCCATAACGCCTGACGAGAGGTCTGACATCAGGGCTGCATTTTCTGCGCTTTGATCGGCAAGCATCTCTGCCCCGCCGTTCTGACGCAGCCATTCCCTGTAAGCCTTATCCAAATCGGCAAGACGCTGGTAGCGGTTGATAAGCTTTTGTCGGATGTAGGAGAATGGCTCCGGTCCAAGGGAGGTGGTTAGTCGCTTAACCCAACCTTCGTCCAGTCGCTTGGTGGCAACTTCGTTTAAACGCTGAGTCTCTGCTTTGCTAAGTGCTGGCAGGGGCTTTAAGCTGTACCTGATGTCTCCGGTCTCAAGGCTGAATTGACCATCATTTCCGGTAACTGATTTAAGCTGATTGGGCTGGTAGACCGCATAGTTCTTGGGGGAAGCTTTGTTCTCCCGGATGGTAAAACCGTCATGCCCCATAGCACGGATACCACGCTGGACATCCTTGTTCTCGATAGCCTGCCAAGAACCCTGTTTAATCCGTCCTGTCAGGTTAGCCAGCCACTTCTCAGGATTGTCTTTATCAATGTCGCCGTTGTTGGCTACCCAGTTAATGACATCCCGAACATGATCTTGGTTCTCAAAGTCAAACGGTGTCTCTGCACGGGCGTACAGAGGCATGATGGTCATCTTGCTTGGAGACAGGTCTAACAGGGCGTCATAGGTTTCCTGCTCAATATCTCCAAAGTCGCCGTACTCAGGGGTTTTGCGTTTAAACGAGCGGATAAACTCTTCGGCTTGTTTATCCGAGACCGTACCCTTCTCGACGGCACCAGCCAAAACTCGCATAAACAAATCTTGCTTTTCGTCTTTGTTTAAAGCTTTATAGATTTGGCGGCGAACCCTGTCCTCGGCAACGCTGCCGAAGGTCTCTGCTTCTTCCGGTGTCTCTGCTAGAAAGATAGCCTGAGAGCTTCCTGCGGGGGTGAACTCAAAGAACTCCCCTGCGGTTGCGTGATAGAAGACCTTAGCTTTGCCGTCCTTATCAACCCACTGACTCGCCCCAATGAAGCGTTTAAACGCGCTTGTCTCAGGAACTGAGGTCTTGGCGACAGCTTCTTTGGCTGCTTTGACGGATGGAAACCCAACATTCTTTAGGCTGTATCGGATGTCTGGAGATTCTTTGTTGTATGTTCCAAGGTTGCCTGTCGCTGACTTGATCTGTTGCGGTCTAAACACGCCAAGATTTTTCCGTCCTTGTTCTTTGGTGTAGAAGGCGTCAAATCCATTCTTCTCAAATAGATCGTAATTGTTGGCCCATTCAATCGCACTCCAATCTCCACTTCTGAAATCATCGATCAATTTTTCAATTTGATTCTTATTGTGCCTCTCTTCCTCTCTCAGAATTTTTCTAAATTGAGGAATGATTTTTAACGTGTGACTATCGTTCTCGTAGTCAAACGGGTTCTTTGCGCTGATGTAGACGGGGTACACATGAGCGCCCTCTGGCACTTTGCCAAAGCCTTTCTCCGGGTACCAATCCAAATCATTTAACGCATACTTGGATGCAAAGTCTGCATCTGGGCTAACAAAGAAGGCATTCCGATTACCGCGAGTTTTTGGAATAGTCATCCCACCTTCATCTGTCCCTTGGAATGTACCGTGATACATGACCATCGGCTTACCATTAAATCGCTGAACTAGATAATCTGGTTTGGTAGTCCAATCTGTCACTTCCGGCAATCCAAGCTCTTCTCTTATGTTGTTATAACGTATACGAGCTTGAGCTATCATTTTTCTAATTGGTGCATCTTTTGCCGCCGTTTTTAGTCTGTCTCCAGAATAACCACCGCCGAATAACCTTCCCTCATACTCCATACCCTCACGCTTCAGCGCAGGATCAAATGGCTCAACAACCTTGCTATCGCCAAACCAGCGTTTAAACTCTGGTGTTGTTGGGGCTTTTAGGCTTAGTTTCTGAACACCGACCTCTGCCCGGGGTCCCACATAGTTGACAGGAACATTGTGGTTCAGGATGACCAGCATCCCCATGCTGGGCGATGCGTATCCGTCATACCCTGCGTCTATGACGTTGCTTTCAAATTGGTTTGAGTCACCCTGTGCATCTTTAAACAGTTGGCTCATTTCCGGACCGGGCGGAAGTATGTTGTCAAACTGTTGGGTGTAAACGTATTGCCCAACACCAGCCTCGGGGGTGGGTGTTGTTCCGTCTTCCTTCTGAATGTAGAAGTAGGCGCGTTTCCTGATTCTTGGGTCTACTGAGTCAGCCAATCTGCGGCGTTCTGCGCCACGTAACCCGGTGCCATATTTGGAGGCATCAAGTTCATCAACCCGGGCGTTGCCGTAATGGGCAGCTGTGTAGCTTACCGCCCCTTGCTGTTTTTCTCCGAGTACCACCCCGCCTCTTGGGCTGGGTCTTTGTCTAAGTTCGTCAGATCGGAGGGATAGCTTGATTGAAGGGCTTCCCCACTTGTACTTTTCCGAGAAACTTTGGTTGACGGCTTCGATATCGGAACGAAGATTTGTGGCCCACTTGAATAAATCGGATGGGTCTTTGATGCCGACCTTAGCGGCGGTACTTTTAATGATTGACTCATAATCCTCTCCTCTTGGTGAAGTTTTCCAATCGTTACCTATGTAATCTCCAATAGAACGATAAGCAACAAAGTTTAACATACCGCCGCCAAAATCACTTGGCAACTTTGAAAGAACCGATTCGACACCCTTGTGGAATTCTTTGTTAGAAATGTCGGTAAAGTTTAATAGGCGGAAACCGTCTGGGATGTAACCGGGTGCAATATCCCATGTGCCAAACTTCTCATGAAGACCGGTGTACAAGGTCTCCATCTCTTCTTCTGTTAGGGAACGATTAAAGTTTCCCTGAATACCATTTTGATTTTTGATAGCACCGTCATAAGATGGGACATGCCAGACAACAGACTCTTGAGAGAGTGCATAACCTTTAATAGCGCTGTACAGATTAATGAGGTTTCTAGCTTCAGGCGAAAGGTCTCTTTTGTCTTTTTGTCCTTGCAACGCAACGCCCATGAAAGTTTGAGCGCCAGCACCTATGTCACCTTGCCATGCTGAAAAACCAAATATTGTTTTACCAGAAGGCATTCCAATCTTTTCGGCAATCTTGTCACCACCGTTTTTATTTTTCAGCGCGTCAGAAATTGCTTCAAGATATTCAAACTTTCTTGGTGTAGATGCATTATGCAATCCGGGAAGAATTCCAGTGGACTTGCCGGGTGTTGCTTCCCAAGACATCTGTGCAGAACGATCATTTATCGCATTAGAGAAGTCATATTTAGCTTGGTCTATATCATCTGGACGCAGGTTGTAATCCATACCCATTTGATGAGCCAAACGGAAATGATCATAACGGCGACTTGGCTTAACACGGTATAGCTGCTTGCCATCCTTGGAATACATCTCGCCAATGCCGATCTCCAACTCCTTGGCTTTCAGAGCATCCCTGATTGGTTCAATGCGACCCTTCATGGCTGTCCATATTGCAGCCTGCACTTGATGGGCATCCCATCCAAGCTCTTTCGCAAGACGTTGTATTTCACGCTCTGCGAATTTATATTTCGGACCTTGATCCAAGGTCTTCATGCCGTAATCAAAAGCCAAAGCCATCCACATGTCCATCGTGGCAACGCCCGGGTCTAGCTTGCTAGGATCAATTCCAACCATCAGATTTTGGTAGAAAGAATTGGTTTTTATACCACTCCATTCTTTGCCATGACGCAGAAGGTCTTCTGCTTTTGTGTCTGCATCTGTGAATCCAGCATTAATTGGTTGTCCGGTTTTATACTGGTAATAGGCGTTTAAAGCCATTGAAGTATTTGCTGGAACTGTTGCATTTGGAGAATAAATTGCAATCAGACCAACTATTTTTTCAGCTTCCTTCTTGTCGCCGCCAACCATGTCAAGAATTGCTTTGCTGGAATTTTCATACCAGTATCTTCCGTTTTCACCTTCTTTAGCAAGACGGGACAGTTTCTTGCGAAGGTTACTTAGTTGTTGCGGTGAACTACCAACCCAGTCGGGTGCGCCAACATATCTACCAGATGAAATTTCTCTCTTATGCCCAACATCCGAACCCGGCGGTAGGCTGTACCTAATATCAGGAGATTCTTTGCTGTATGTGCCAATGTTTCCGGTAGCGGACTTGATTTGATTAGCATCAAACGCCACTATCTCTTCGCCGTCGTTGTAAATAATCCCGTCATATCCTTGAGATTTGAATTCTTTGATATCTTCGGGTGTTAATTTAACATGTACACCAACTTGTCCTTTTTTAATATATAAAGGATTGTCCATTTTGACATAAACTGGCATTACTCTGGATTTGGCTTTAGTAATTGCTTCTCCAATTTTGTCAAACAGATCATCTTTTCTGCCTTGTTCGCCAAGCAATTTAAATTTGCGGTGACGCTGCATTGAGTACCCTTCGGCATCCTCAATATTTTTGGTTGTGTAATAGCCAGTATCGCCCTCAAAAACGGTGAACTTTTTATTTGTACCGTGATAAACAACTAGCGGTTTACCATCTTCATCCACAACCTTACTATCGCCAAACCATTGTTTAAACTCAGGTGTTTCTGGAGATTTAAGACTTAGCTTCTCTTCCGCAGCCGCTGCTTTGGTGGGTTTAAGCTGACCACGCTCAATGCTTTGGAAGATGTCATCGGCTGACTCAAAGCCAGCGCCCTGCATTGCCTGTTTAAAGTTGGCAAAGAAGTTCTTGATCTTCTTGTACAGCGCAGCAATCATTCCCGGGGGGGGTGTGGCACCTTTCTCATATGAGCCAAACGCATCCGCAATGGCTTCTTCTAAAATACTTTCTTTAACATAGTTGTCTAAGTCCTTGCCAGATAAGCCCTTTTCCTGCGCTTCCTTGGTAAAGATTTGGATATAAGCATCGTACCGGGACATTGTCTGTCCCTCATACGTTGCGTTCTGACCCTTCAGGTAGGTATCAACCCACTCTTTCTCAGCCTTCTGCTCCAGCGCTTTCATTTGTTGAGGGGAGAAGAATCCAAGATTCTTGAGGGCATGCATTGCCTCATGCCGCATGGTTGGCATGTAGCTCAATGGATTATCGTGGTCCATTGCAAGCTTGATCAGGCTGCTTGAGTAGGAGCCACCGGCTTCCATATCCTGCTCGATCTGCAAGCCAACATTACCAAGACCAAACTTTTGAAGCTGAGGAAGAAGCTTGGTTTTGATAAAAGCATCTGCAACCTTGCGGGATTGCATCTGTTTAAACGGCTCTTCTCCAATCTGCTGCTGCAAGGCGCTGCGTGCTTCTTGTACCGTTTTAAACGTTCCGAAGCGGGTTGCGTCGGGTGCAGTAATGTGGAACTGCTCTTGCATTACCTCCGTTGGTGCGCCGGGGACAACGCTGATTGGAGCCTGTAGATCGCTAACTCGCTGATAAATACCGCCCGACAGGTCATCCACTTGGCTTTGTTTGACCGGAATGTTCTCTCTGAGGGTCTGCGCCTCGGGAGACTTCCCCTGTCCTGTAGCTTCTAGGTAGATCAGACGGTCCTGATCCTTCTTGAGATCAGCGCCGTTCTTCTCAATCTCTGCGAGTAAAGAGGCTGACTCCTCTCCCCGCATCTGCTGCATCAGCTCAATCTTGGACTGAGCCTCGTCCTCGGTGGCATAGGTGGCTAATGGGGTGTCCTGCCCCGCTGCCACGATGTTGTAGCCAGATGGGACAGTTGCCAACCCAAGCTCTTCCCGCTGCATCTGGTACCCCAGCGGTAGCTCTTGCTCATTTAAACTAATATCTTTCTGGAACTGTTCTTCTTCCCGACTGGCTTTCTCTTGTCTTACGGCTTGGTCAAGGAGGTAGTCGCTGCGGCGGGCTGATTGTGTAAACGGTGTAAACGCTGTACCCGCCAAAGCACCAACGGCTGCATCTCTTGCTGCTGCACCGTAGACACCCTTCATCGCCTGCTCAGGGTCCATAAGCCCTTCCCTGATCAGGGCTAGGTTCTCTGCGTATTGTCCGAATCCACCCTGAGCGCCCTCGACTGGAGCCTCTCCTGCGGCTGATATGGCGGCAGATTTGAGCAGTCCGGGCTTGGCTATAGCTTTCTCCGGCAATGCCCCGATTGCCTCGTCCATAGCCTCTTTGGTGATCTTGTCTTTGCCAGCCTTCTTGAGAGCTTTCTTAACGCCGCTCTCCATACCGGTCAGGGAATCTAATGCGCCCAGAAGGGCAGAACCGCCCAACTCAAGAGCCTTGTTTTGGGAGTATTCCTGCGCCCGGATGGCAAGCTCTTCAGCCTGCTTGTCGTTGTAGCCCTTGTCTTTGTATGCCTGTTTAACTGCGTCAAAGACAGAGCCTTTATATTCACCAACGCCTTGGGCTGCTCCAAGGGCTGCACGGGATATGACGCCAACGCCTGTGGCTAGGGCTGCGGGTGCGCCTAAAGGAATGGTTGCAACGGCGGCAGCGATTGATGGCACAGACGAGCCAACGGCTTGGGAAGCAGACTGTAGTGGAGCTTCAAATACACCGCCAAGCTGTGTTCCAATCTCTTTAAACACATTGCCTGATGCTTCTGCCCGTTTAACCATCTCCTGCCGCTTGGCAATTTCAGCCTGACGGGCGGGAGATAAACCTTTTTGCAGGGACTCGGCAGTTTCTCCAAGGTATTGAGACAGATCACTACCAGCGCCAAAGACATCGGTAAGAGCTTTACCAGCCCCGACAACGCCAATCCCCATAGACTTGGCTATATCGGACAAAGATGACGGAGCAGAGGGCATTGCCTCTAACTCCGCAGTGGTCATCCGGGAGAAGTTGGGCGTGGATGGTTTAAACGCTGAGGTCTTTTGGGCAAGATATTTTTGAGCATATTCGATTGCCTGCTCGGCAGTCGATCCTTCTGGACCATTGACTTCGTAGATACGTCCATCTGGCGCAGTAACTTCAAAGACTGGCATTATTTAGCTCCGGTTTTTTCTTTCACACTCCATCCTCCACCATCACCACCGGACCCGCCAGTTTCTCTGGCAAACTCTTGTCTTGCTGCAAGTATCCTTCGATCTCTTTCGGCAATCATATTTTGGGCAAGTTTTGAATTCGGGTCCATAAACTTCAATGCACCGTATTCTGACTCAATCTTTTGAATTGCGGTGGCAAGTCTGGCGTTTTGGGCCGCTTCTGTTTTATAGCCATACCCAGAAAGATAGGACGCCTTCTGCAAAGCATCTTCCCTCGAAAGGGATGGATTGGCGCGTTGCAGGTCACTTGCAAGCTTCTGAATGGCTGTTGGCGCATTGGCGGCATTACGTGTTGCGGCAACTTGTTCTCTACGTATCTGATTTGCCTCTTGATTTTGGAGAATCTTAGCTTGTTCGCCAATAAGAGATGCAACTCCTCTACGTTTATTAGCCTCAAAATTGAGTGCTTTCAGCTTATATTCTTCTGCTTCCTTGATGTCCTGTTTTGCGCCTTCGTAGTCGCCAACACGGTCTTTGTACTGAGCATCAGCAAGTTTGATCTCAGATTGCCGCATTGCTTCTTTAGCCGCTTTATCGGCTTGAAGGACAGCGCCGTATTCCTTGGAAATTGTTTTACCGGCTTTGCCAAGACCACGCACAAAGCCACCGGGGTCCAATATATCACCCATAGCAGCAAGAGCAGCCAGACCTTGACCTTGTTTAAGACTTGCTAGTCGATCTCTTTCTTGACCAGCCAATCCTTGACGAATCATTTCGTAAGCAGGATTTTCTCCAAGAATTGCTCTGCGTTGCTTCATTCCTTCGGGTATAGCCTTAGCCATATCAGTAGCAGCCGGGTATTGCTGCCCACGAATAGCCTCAAGTTCTGTACCTATTTGTTTATATAGGTCACTAACATCGGGAAGACCAGAGGTTGCTTGGGCGCTTTGTGGTTGACCACTCTTTAGGTCGGAAGATAAAACCATCATTCCGCCCGGACCCTGAATCCACTGAGGCTCTGCTGGTCTTGCGCTAGGTGTCCTTGCGGCTGCTGGTGAGGAGACAATATTAGACGAACGTCCAGTCATGCGATCAGCAGCTTCTGCGGCATCCGAGTCTAAAAACGTAGGCGATACAGGTGCTTCAGTTTCTTGTTTTTTATCGGCTGTCTTCTTGCGTCCAAATTCTGGATTACTTATTTCAGCCTCTCTTGCCGCCCCATAATCACTTAGCCTTTCAAAAAGTCCTTTTGCTTTCCCTACGCCATATGTAGAAGTAATTGACTCCTCTTCACCCGGCATATCTTCTCTTATTGGCTGATTTCTATTGTCGGCAAAAGCAACAATACCTCCACCCGCCATAGCTGCTTGTTGTTCTGGGGGGAGGCGGTTGTATATGCTTGCCATGCCTTTACGCTCTGAAGCACGCACGCCTTTCTCAACCATGATAGCCTGAAGCTGCTCAAAGTCTCCTCGTGCTTTAGCAGCGGCTTCCGCTGCAATCAATTGCTGATCGCTCAGTTTGCTGACAATATTGGCAACATTTTCGGGAGCCTCAACACTACCACCATCTGCATATCCAACCAGACCCCCGTTAGCCATCATCTTGCTCAAACCATAAGCACCCAAGCCGAGCGCACCTGCGGTTTGCAACGCACTTGGCGGAGCCTGATATATAGAGGTAGTAGATTGTTGACCCAGAGGCAAGCCACGGATCAAGTCAGACATGAACCCAAGCTGTTTATACGGGTAGTTCTGCTGGTTGAGGAAGTCCTGATAGGCTTGTGTTAAACCCTGTTGCTCCAGTGCTTGCTGCTGTGCGCCCGCTGCGGATTGAGCTTGTATCGCTCCTTGCTGTTGGGCGAACTGTTGTTGACCCAACGCGCCAAGTTGACCCGCCGCCTGTAGACCCGTCTGTAGTCCTTGAAGTCCTAGATTAGCACCGAACTGACGAGACTGTTCGCCAAGCTGTTGAGCCTGCATACGCCGCGCCATATCCTGATTGAACTGACCGGCGGCTTGTTCATAGGCGGTTTGATACCCCCTGCCGCGAATATCGCCAAGCTGCATGCCTAGATTACGCTGGCGCTCTGCCTCCATTAGCCCTTGACGGGAACCACCGAACGCACCCATCTGGGCGGCTTTGGCAGCATTTTGTTGACCCATAATGTCGGAGGAGCGTTGAGCCTCACGCAACTGCGGAGCCATAGCCTGCTCGATAAACGGGGACATGTACTGCCCAGCAGCCATAGGTGTAAACTGACCGCCAGAGAAACGCCCTGCTTGGTATCCAGTACCTAGCGCACCAAGTCCAGATGCTGCGGCAAGACCAGAACCCATAGCTGTTTGCTGGGTCGGACCAAGTTGCTGTGCACCCTGAAATGCTTGCTGCTGGAGAGGAGAAAACCCAGCGATACGGTTTGCATCGTAGGTTTGATAAGGTTGTGCTGTTAGAGCTTCACCTTTAGCTAAAACTTTTTGTGCTGACGGCTTCGCCCATTCGGGCAAGTCCGTTATTTGCGTTTGTTGCTGTTGTGGAGAAGGAGCTGCTGGTCCGCACATAAATGCACCTCAAAAAGTATATATCATCTGCGTTGCTGCTTCTTTGAAACCCATACGGTTCCAGAGTTTTGCTACACGCAGATCAGTCATTGCAGAAACAAGCAGCCGCTTAACTTTGCGGCGTTTGAGTTCGTCTAAAACAGCCCGTACAAGTTTTTTGCCAATACCGTTACGATGCTCTTTTAAAACGAAAACTGTATCTTCTGTTGCGATAAGGTCTTGGTTGTGCATGTCGTTGGTTATGTATACATTGCCATAGCCACATACTTGCCCATCAAACCGAAGCACAAATGTAAGTAAATCACCCCGTTCACAAGCATTTCCATACTCATGGAGCCTTGGGTTATATGGAGAGTACTCAAACCCTTGCCCACTAAGTCTCTCAACCATTTCAAGATAGTGCTGTCGATACAGGGGTTCTAGCTCCCTGTATGTATCGGTGAACTTCTCTAATGTAATGGTATAGCTCATGCCGGTAGATATTTATCTGCTCGGGAGTTGGCAGCTATTTTACTTTTGCCGACTGTCTTACCCCTAGCTTTCTGAACTCTATCCATCATGGCGTACAACTTACGGGCACCGGACTCTGTAGAACCGTTGCCTAGTTCAGACACGATACGTGCGGGGATCACAAACTCACCATCTGCCAGCCGAGCCGGTTGTTTATTCCCAATCATTGCAGGGATAGAGTCAGACACTCCATCACCGGGGCCACGCAGTAGGCGTCCACCATCAGAGTAGCCGCCAAGATCAGAGATGCCGCCCTGAGCAAAGCTCATCTGCCCGTTCATTGGATTAACGCCAGTGTCTGTACCGGAAGCCAGCATCTCACGAGGTACGGGGGTCTGCCATGCGTTCGCGTACTGGCTTTGCGACAGTCCTGCTTGCGGGTAGTTAGCGTTCATAGCACCAATCGGACCGCCATCTGCAAACGGTATCTGGTACGAAGCTTGGTAGCGCCTCTCTTGCGGCGCAGACTTGGGTTGATAAACACCAGCGTTTAAATACCCCGGTCCAAGTTTGCTGGAATAGCCAGCACTATACCCCGTGACATCAGACATACCTTCCGGGGTTCGTAAAGCATCAACACCAAGGTTAAATCGCCCGCTGCCAAACGGATAAGACGCATTTAAATTTGCAGAGTAAAGTCCTTGTGGGGCGTCATCTGGTCTGTTTAAACTTGCAGATACGCCAGCGCCGTCTTTTCGATAAGAAGCCAAAAGACCATGCACAAGGGTTTCTTTTTCCCCTTGCTTCATTTTGCTTAGGTTTATCCCAAGAGATGCCTCGTCAGTCCCCAAACCAGCCATAAGATTCTGTATCTCTGTATCATTTATCTTATGCTTTCCAACATTGACAAAAGGCTCAACACCGGATTCACCGCCATCTTTATAGCTGACAGTGCCGCCTTCAGCGGCGGTTGGAACGTACTGCCCCGAATAGTACCGCTGCTCTCTACCAAAGTTTTGGTTTAAACTATCATAGCCGGGAACATCTGGCGTTGGAAAAGGCGTGGTTATATTAGGCTGATATGTGTAGCTGTATGGATTGGGACCTGAACCTTGTGGCGTTGGAAATTCTTTTGGTTCTTGCTCAAGAAGAGGGGAAGCTAGAGCGGCTGTTGTCATTAAACGCTGTTTAGTGGTATCGCCCATGCCTTGCCACAAGTTAGACAAACCTTGAGTTGGATTTTCGGCAATCTTCCCTAGCCCAGCATATGCGTCTCCCAAAGTTTGACTGCCTAGGATTGGTGCATTAGTAGTTGCGGCTGTTGCAGCTGCTGGATTAGCCATTGCCGCTGCTGCGTTTCCAACCTCGGCTCCTGTAACAACAGGAGCAGCAGTCCCAGCGGCTGTACCCGCAGCAGCCAAACCACCCGCCAATCCAGCACCACCATAAGCACCCAAACCAGCCATTAGACCTTTTTTGAGATCACCGGTCATTAAGCCTGTGCCGCCACCAACCATGAGAGCAGCCATAGGAGCACCAACTCCAGTTGCAGCAAGCGCAGCGCCAGCAACCATTGGAAGAATCTTTGACAAGAATCCAGCCTCAGGTAATCCCGTGTCGGGGTTAATGGTCAATGACCCACCATGTGCTTTAGCAATAGCTTGAAGCCCGTGAACTTCTCCGGGCGTCATGTGAATTAGTACTTTATCTTCGCCGCGACCTTTGGCGGCTAAATGTTGGGCAGCGGCGTGTAAGCTCATGTATGCCTCATTGGGTGAAAGTTAACAGATAATATCATGTCGGGGGTCTTGACACAAATGATAAAGTAGCCACCACAGAGGGGATGGATGGCATAGGAAATGGGGAAACTTGGGCGGCGTAGGCTTCCATATACAAAGTGGCGTCAGTTACAGCCGCCCACAGTTCTACGGTGTCAGTAGCTTCAAGCGCAACATAAAAGTTAGCCGCCGCAATTAGGTAGCCGTCTACACCGCCGTGCGATGAAGGGACATCAAACTTACTGGCTGTCCCCGGTACATCCACCCCGTTAACCTTAAGCCAGACAAACCCGGTGTGAATCTGGGTATCTGTATTAGCCCACTGAATACTAAATTGGTAATTGTATATACCCGGAACATTTACGCTAATACCGTCTGTGCCGTCATTTTCACAGTCATTTATATAATCATTAGTATCAAATGTTATCTGCGTTGCGGTATTTGCAGTAAATGTTAAATCAGTTGTCCGTTGGATACCAGCGTAGGGAAATGCCAGATACCCGCCGCCCGGGTGTGCATTTGTGCCCTGCTTGGTATCTCCTAATACATTTGACAGGGTTGAACTCAGCCCGTTGAAATACAGGCGCAGGACGTTGGTATATTGATCCTGATACTGCTGACGAAACTCCGTCGGCGCAACCGGCAATACCGGGGCAACAGGCGGCAATATTGTGGCTTGGCGTAGGGTTAAATGGGTCATTATCTGCGTCCGTCAGGGCGTACATCCAGCCTCGGGGAGCCTAGCTGCCAAGACACCCCCACATCAGAGGAGCTAATCTTGAATGCCATCTGCCTGCCACGGATACGCACATAGGCGTACTGGGTGAACTGCTGGACGTTGTAGGTCTGCTGATTCTGGTAGTTCTGGGCGCTCACTACATCTGGGTAGTCTGTACTGCCGTAGTTTGCACCGGGGTTCTGGCGCGGGCGCACGGTAAAGGTTACCGAGGGGTTGTTCACCGCCGAGCCGTCAAATGTCACATCAGGGATGATGCGCCAGACCATGCCGAAGTTATGCCCGTCCCCAATATCGAAGTCGGAAGACTGGCAGTACGCCTCAATAGGCGAAGGCGGGTTTGTGGTGCCGTCATCCACCCCGGACTCATGGTATATAAGCTGCCCGTTATATCCGGCAGCACTAGGGAAATCCCTTAGTGGGGTGTCCAGCCAAGCGGTGCGCTCCATTGTCCCGTAGTACCAAGTGCGCTCAAGGTGGTTAAATATGATGTACCGATCCACCACAGTAGAGTTTGCCGAGCAGTAGAACCACCAGATTTCGTTATAGCCCTCGTTAGTCCCGGCAAAGAACTGATACGCCTGCTGGATGTTAATGTCGTCAAACACGTACTGGCGCAAGGTACAGGGTAGGGTTTCTACCCGTCCTGAGTACATATAGAACTTATCCGTGCCCATCCAGTAGGTCACGTTATTGGCGGTAGCCACGGCGTTGGGGGACACAATAGAGATGTTCGACCCCATGATCTGGAACCCCCAAACATAGGGCGGGCCAAGATACTGCATGGAATAGAGAGCCGCGTCTGTCCAGACCAAGATTTCCTGACGGGCTTGGAGCGCGGTAATGATCTGGGAGCCTTGGCTCAGGCGGTAGTCCCCAGCCTGATTTGTAGTGGAAGGGGTCCAGTCGGCATAGTTTTCTTGGTCTGACCAGCGTATCAGCAGGGGGTCTTGGGCGGTGGAAAACAGCACCCCGGACGGGTCATTACAGCCAAACGCTATAACAAACCGGGAAGCGTCCGAAACCCCCACCGTATTGACCAAAGAGGGGCAACTGCTGTCAATAGCCACCGAGGAACCGCGCACCGTGATTGTCCCGCCAGCCTGCATAAGTTGACCACGGTTATATACGTTGGGGTTACTATCAACAGCCCAGTAGTACAGCGCCCCGCCCCGTGGGTTGAAGATCAAGTCCTGACCAAAGTTGGCTTGGCTCCACAGGCGAAGCTGCACCCCAATACCCAGACCTGCGGGGGCTGATACACCCCACCCGGTAGTAGAGTAACCTGTAGTCGATCCTCCCCAGCCGCCCGCGCCCCATCCCACATCGGTGGTGTAAATGTCAGAGCCGGTGGTTATCTGGTAGTAAAAATTGGCAGAGACTGCGGGGGTGCCGGACGATGAGGCGGTGCCGTTTACAACGATGGAGTAGGTGGTTGTAGATATAAAAGTGATTTGGTGCTCACCGTTTATGTCGGCGGCTAACACCCCATTTACCGGACCGGAAGTGCCAGTAATACTTACAAAGTCACCCGTCTGGGCACCGTGCCCGGGGTCGTTTACCACGAGGGTTGTCTGGGTTCCTGTATTTGTGCTGGTGTTAGTCGTAAAGGCATTGCCGACCGTAAGGGCTGTTTCGCGGATAGGCGTTATGTCGTAGTAATTGCCGCCCGAGCCGTTCTGGATGTAGTACTTTAAATTAGTACCAATCGCCATCAGGTTGTACCCGGACAAGTTCAGCCAATTAAAAAGGGTGCGGCAAACCCCCCAGAATGACCCGGTAGTGGGTTGTAGGGCTGTTACCAGACCCCCCGATGAGAATGTACTGGCGGGCGAAGTTACATTTTCGGTGCCGGTATCTTTAGTCCAGCCGCCAATCTTTTCGGGGTAACCAGAGCGCCAGCGAACCTTATTGGATTCAAACCAGCCCCCCTCGTTGGCTAAAGTCGTGGATTCCCTGTTTACACCCGGGCGAAATTCAAGTTTTTGGAGTGGCATAACGTATCCTACGACAGAAACACAGCCCGCTCGTCAATTCGGCGGTTCTGTAAGCCTTTGAGAATTTTACCCCCAGCCATACAGTATTTCAATAACTCTTCGGCTGCGCCTTCTTTGTCGCCCCGGTTGAGCTTTTGCCGGAGCGTACTGCGCTGGAGCGTCCCAAGCCCGACGTTAAAACTAAAAGACACAAGAGCATCAAACATCCCTTGGCTAAGCTGGGCAGTGATAAGTTTATCAACACCTGATTCAAAGCGAGATAAGTCTGCGCGTAGGATTCCATCTACTTCTTCCGGCGAAAAAACCCGATTATCTTCCGGGCGTAGTTGATAACTGTCTCTTTGATCGATTGGCATTTTGCCTTGATCTGGGTAAAGAACATGACCGACTCCTATCGTCCATAACTTGGCTGGACAGCGGTAAGGCTTGTTCCTCACACCCTCATGGTGACGGATCATCTTAATTGCCTTGTCGCTGACCTTCATACACTTACATCCACCCGCCCGGTTGTCAGGTTGGCATCATGCTCCTGCGCTTTACACTTGGCTTCTGTCGCCTTGATCTGTTTTGCTTCCTCATCCACCAGAGCCTGCATCCGCTTCAGGTTCTCCGCATGGCGCAGATATGCCTGTTCACTCACCCGGTGAGCGTGGATCAGGTTGCTGGCATCTACCTTCATTTGCCAAACGCCCTACCACCAAAATGAAAAGCGATGATGCTGGCAAACAGGGCTTGGGTTTCGTTGTCCCACAGGTGTTCTGCCATCTGCTCAAAAGATATGTCGTAGCGGAAGCCGTGAATAATCAGGGCAAGGTCAATCCCTACCAAAAGAAAGAAGAATCCGTAGGTAATGACCGGACGCACACTTGCCCGGAGGTTCTTCATCCATTGGCTTGTTCCCTCATTCAGGGATGTATCATGTGCATATACCGCCTGCATCTCGGCGGTCTGGGCTGCAATCAATGACTGCTTCTCTGCGGATTTTGTCTCGATCTCAAGCTGCTGAGTATGTATGTTCTCAACTCGCTCCTGCGCCTCAAACCCCAGCTTTCGCAACTCCATCTCCCGCTGAACCTGAAGTTGGGCAAGTTCCATCTCATGTCTTTTGTCTGACCGATCTTGGAAAAAATCAAGTAGCTTTGGCAAGCCGCCCATTAGAAACGATATTAAAGTGGAGAGAAGTGTCAGCATTATTTGACTCCAGTTAAATAGTTGGCAATCGGTCTAGCCATTTCCTCTGGCAGTTTGGGTAGCAAATCCAGCAACCAGATAAGGGCGCACCCATAGCAGAACAGCTTGAACCACTTGGCAAAGCCGTCTGTAATCTCTTTGCAAAGCCATTTGCTCATCGCCCCGTAAATCGGTAAATGATTGAATCAACCACACCAATGATGATGAGCAAGGTTGCCATCACAACCACACCAAAGGCAATAATGATCTTATTCATCTTCCACACACCGCAGCAGAGCAAAAGGTAATCGCCTCATACGCCGCCCATGCCAAGAAGATGCCAGCCACAATCGCTATGCCAACGCCAAGGATGATCTCATTGAGTTCCTGCTCACGCCGCTTGCGCCTTGCCTCGGCAACCGCGTCTTTCTGCATCTGCTCGGCATTAGCGGCATCCATGTCCGAAGCGCGTTTCTTGATGGACTGCCAGACATCCATGTTGTTGGTAGAAAAAAACAGGTTTTGAAGCTCCTGTTCAAAGTCCCGCTGAGCCTTGAGTGCTAGTTCTATCTCAATGGCCTTGCCCATTGATGAGCCGCCTTTTCTTTTTGCCTGAGCAACGGCAGCGGTAGCGGTATGTTTTGCTTCAAAATACTTCCCAATCATCGGCCCCAAGCTGGCGACATCGTCCACGGTTTTGCTTGCCTTTTTGATTAAGGCAACCGCAGACTGTACTGCTGCTAGGGCTGAGACCGGATCAATCATTTTGTCACCACTTTTGAGGGCCAACAGCCCAGCAAGTTGCACTGATTCGGGTTCCCTTTGTAACAGGGGTAACTTGGTGCCGCAAGTTAGACGGAAAAGCTACAACAGAACCGCGCTTTAGCTTTGGAACCTGCGCGTATTCAATTTCAAACTCACCACCTTCAAACTCACTTGGGTCGTTCAAAAGACAAATAACGGTAATTTTTCGCTCGTAGGGACCAATACTATACGGATTTGAATCTGTATGCCATTTGTAATATTGACCCGGTTCATATTTAGCAATTTGAGTAACTTCTGGAAACTCCAATGTACGCTGCCATCCAGCCTCTTTATTGGCATGAACAGCATAGTTATACATAACCCCGGTTAGCCAATGGTGGGATGGGAATGCGGCTGAACTACTATTGCGTACTTGGGTATCCATATTTCCGTGGGCTAACTCACCGGGCTTTAGCTCTAGTGTAAGAATATTGCCATTTAACACCGTAAGAAGTGCATCATCAATACCGTTTTCCCAAAACCAACACGGAAAGAAATTCATCCCAATGTCCCGTAACGTGTGCCTTCAACCGCCCAAGTAATATTTGCATTTGAGCCTGTTGTGGTGCAATATCCCGCCGCGCCTCCTGAAGTGGCTGCTGGTGAGTTAGATGTAACACCTGCCTGCGGTCCAGTTCCTGCTGTAATAGCACCGCCCCCCCATATTTCACCTGCATAATATGCGTTTGCACCAGTATTACCCGAAGAACCTAGGTTACCCCCAGAACCACCGCTACCACCACTAGAATATGTATTTGGGCTTATATATGGAACCCAACCATAAAACCCAGCGCCGCCACCTCCGCCAGATGTATTCCCACCAGTAGAGCCAGAACTACCGGCAGAAATCTGTGAAAAATTAACATTTGAACCTACTGTGGCGCTACCTGCACCATTTAAATAACCTGCACCGCCACCACCACCACCGCCACGAGCACTTCCAGAGTTTTCTCCGTCATTGTAAGAAAAACCTGCTCCTGAACCACCGCCACCTCCGCCACCTCCGATAACATTATTGTTAGTAATTGTGATGGGAGAACTTACTGTTAAAGCTGGACCACCAGCCCCGCCCGGGGCATCTCCGCCCCTACCAACAATATAACCATTGTTTGTGATTGATACGGTAGAGGCAACCGGCAATGTGCCTACAGTAAAAGCAGAGGTTGCAATAGAGCTAGAGCCTACATAGACTCCAGAATCTATACTTACTGTGGCTATTACACGATCAATACCATTCCAGCCAGCCGCCGTCATTGCGCTGTTTAAACTGTAATTTGTTGTAGTCGCAGAAATAGTAGCGTTAAAATTAAACGCCGAACTAGCCCCCGCAAGTACGCACAAAACGCCGGACATTATGCCAATCCTCCACCAGATATAACAGCTTCTGTTGCGGAAATGAAGACAACTGTTACTAAACCGCGTTGTGTCAAAGTACGGTTCCCTGTGTTAGCTGTCCCAACATATCTAAGTGTAAGTCCACCACCCTGAGTTATGGTAATGGTCGAGCCTGAATTGTTATAGATCGACACCACATCGTTGGTAGCAAACACACTGGCGGGTATCGTAATTCCTGCGGTTACCTGCACCAGACTGCCCCGGTCAGATAGAACCAAAGTCCCAGTGGTTGAACTAGCCGCTAAGGAACGCATCCCGTCAGTAAAGGCGGTAGTAGATACGGTGGTATCCGCAGTCTTGGCAGCTTGGGTAGTGGCTGTTACCGTGGATGCTATGGTGCCCCCGGCGAGTACATTCGTGGCGTTTGTAGCGTTGGTTACTGCGGTTGCTCCTATAGCGGTTGCTATGTCAGGACCAGACGCAACTGAAATTGCGCTTGTTCCATTCCCACGCAAAATACCGCCGCTTGTAAAACTGGACGCCCCAGTACCGCCGTTTAAAACCGCCAAGATGGAGGTCAGGGTAGCTGCGTCTGGGATAGCAAAGTTGGTTCCATCTGACCAGACTAGGAGGGTTTTGCCCGCTGGGATCGCTGCGCCCGTGCCCGCTGCCGTGGTATTGCCAATAACCGTGGAGTTGTAGACCGTGGCTGTGTAGGCGCTGGCGTTCTTGACGATGTACTGCTTACTGACCGGCGGGGCATAGACGGCAAAGTTGGCACCTGTGACGGTGTCCAGAATCAGCATCGCCCGTACAGACTGATTGGCACTTGAGGTCCCAGTCGGCCCGTTTAAATAGGTAAGCGCTTGGTTAGCTGATGCCGTGGTAACTGAAACCGAGCCTGCAACAGCCGCCTCCAGAACCGTGGACAGGTTATCGTTGGTTGTATTGCCCCACGCCCCGGCTTGCGTACCGGTGGTAATAAGCTCAATACGTAGGTTCGGGGAGTATGTACTCATGGTAGGTTCCTTTGTAACTACGGCATTTTAAGATGAAGTACAGAGTAAATGTCTCATCTCTTGTATAGATTTTGCACTTCCTGTTTGTATTCACGCATATTTTTCACAAATTTTGATCCAAGAATTACTTGTTCCAATTTCCGCTCTTCTGGTAGCCTTGTCCTCATTGATATTTCAACCTCCTCTTTTTTTACCAAAATATACTGAGCAATTGGAGTTCCTTTTTCAATCAGCATACTGTTTTCTTGGGTTTTCCAGAAAAACTGAGGATTTAATGGCACTTGTCCGTACTCATAAGAAAGGTATCCAGTAGCAGTTTCAAACCTTGGATCGTCAGAATATGCAACGGGTATTTCAAGCAAATAGTATCCTTTAGGGATGATGACTGACCAAGGTGATTGATACTTCAAAACCCCATTAAAGGAATAACTCCAGTTGTTAAAATAATTTTTAAATTCTTCTGGTTTATGAATTTCTATCTGGTCAATCCCTATCATGTCTTTTTGGTTTAAAGGTGTTCTCCAAAAAAGACTATCAGCACTTGTTTTTTCGATATAAACATCTTGCCATGCCCGTAAAATCCATCCAGACCTTATTAAACTGACAATCCCGGGGCAACGGCTTGTATGTGAATATTGAAATGTTCCAAAATCCGGTTTTTTCCTTTGTTCAGAAAAGTCTATAGCCATTTTTCTAAGCCACTCATGTTTTAATTCTTTTGCTGGAATTATGGGCATTGTTTTTTGAACTTCTGGAATTAACGTCAAAAATTCTAATTTTTGTTTTTTCTTAAACATTTTGTTTTTTCTTTAATGTAAAATCAAACGCAATACTTTTTCTTAAACCTTCAAAAGTCAATGCCGGAATTGCATGAGACAAATCAGATAACCAAATAAATAGATCTCCTTCTTTAGGGTACATAGTCCAAGAATCAGAGTTAGATACCGTATAGTTTTTTATCGGGATGTTTGGTTTGCAATCTTTTTGGTTTGGATTAATAAAAACAATTTCATTTGATCCTTTGGGGATTTCAACATAATAGGTTCCAGATAAGCAAGATCCATAATGTGCATGGCGAGGATGATGTGATCCGCTAGGCATACTATTTAACCAAAGTCTGTGAATTTTTGGAACCCAATCATCAGTCATGTATCCTAACTGTTCAAGAAACTCCTTTGCCTTTTCTTCTATATCGCTAACAAATTCTCCTACTCCACATTCATTTAAAAATACAGATTCGTTTGAATAATATTCATTTAAAGTGGTATCAAACCCATTGCCGCTAGGCTTTAAGTTGTTGGTATCAAACCATTTTGCAGTACTATACAAATGTGATGGCAAATGCTGTACTCCAATATTTGTGACAAATGGGGAATGAAGTTCCATTAAGTGGGCTTTGGGTTTTTGTCTTTTACACTTTGTATAGCCGCTTTCCAAGCGTCTAAGCCAGAATGAAAAATAATATCTAATTGATCTGGGATGCTTGGATAATCTTCTGCTCTGCGCTGTGCATAGGTGAGACCATCCCGTCTAATCTGCTCATTTTTTGCGGCTGTTTGGGTGTACTCTTCTACAGAGATTGAAACAAAAGTTGATTTTTTTTCTTTACTTTCATATGGCAAACAGAAAATTTCGCCTGAAAAATAGTCTTTAAAATACTGGTTCATAGCGGATTCTCATATGTTGGGTGCGGATTACGAAAATCATTAGATATTGGTTTTGACATGCTCATGGCATGAACACCATCTGGAATACTTGTTGGGTCGAGAATATCTTCTACTCTTTCGCCAGTTCGTAAGGCATGGATACAATAAGCCACAGTATTTGCTTCTAAAGCCGTTAACTTATGAAATTTATCTGCTTTGATATAAATCATGTGAGGGGCAACAAATCGAGTTGTTTTTCCTTCTACCTCTACGTCAAGTCCTCCAGATGCAAGTAGTGTTAAATGGTCAAAAGCATGTGTATGACCTTCTTCAATATCACCAGCATTTTCAAAATGCATCATGCGACTAAAAAGGTTTGCTACACAGCTAATTGCAACTTTTGGTGTACTCATTATGATGACTCCAACCCATCTTTATAGGCAGTATTATTTCCTAAAATAGAAATTGGTATTTTATCATAATACCACTGCCATTTTGTTTTATCTAATTTTGCTTCTGGATGTGGTTTCGGAGGATAAAAAACATCATATTCAGCATCATAATGATACCCAATACCTGCATAATTTGCTCGTAAAGGTTCCTTTCCATCTGGTTTCCAATCAGGACCGACATGAAAATTTGCAACTGTGTTATATGATGTTTGTATCCAATTTTTTGGATCACCTAAAGTTCCAGTATCAATAAATTCCTGCTCGGCAACAATAACACGTTGCACAATGCCGTTTATTACTTCTGCAAAATGGCTCATGCTACATAATTCCCAGTTGAATTAAAAGTATGATATGTATATCCCCCAGAAGAGGTAACAGTACCGCCGGTTCCTCGCTGTGCGCCTGCGTATCGAATAATAATTATTCCAGAGCCACCAGAAGATGAACCGGGAGCAGAATAAGCAGAGCGACCATTACCACCAGCACCGCCGCCTGTATTTGCTGAACCATTAGCACCCGGAGCAGATTTACTACCACCTGCGCCCCCGCCTAGTCCACCAGAACCGGGGCTACCTGTTGAATATGTTCCACCACCACCGCCGCCGCCATAATAATTGGTATCTGACCATTGAATACCATTACCACCAGCACCGCCATTGCCTTTATATCCCGTTGCAGGGAATCCTGATTGTGCAGCACCTCCAGCTCCGCCAGCACACCAAGTATTGTCACCTCCGGGGCCATAGCCATTACCACTAGGGCCCCCCGTAGCGCCATTGGCCGAGCCACCGCCATTACCTGTTGCCATTGTTGTTGGCCCATAAGTAATGCTACTTGCAGTTCCAGCAACTCCGGGTGAACCACCACCCCCAACAGTCATAACATAGGTTGTTCCAACGGTTACTGTTCCTGATGTAGATGCAGTGCCACCACCACCTCCTGCTCCTGCGATATATACTACATTCATGGATCCACCGCCACCGCCAACAACCAAGTATTCAATAGAATAAGTAAATGCTGCTGCGGTTACAAACGATGTGGCTGAAGAATAATCAGACCATGTTCCATTTGAATCCTTATAACGTACTCTCCAGTAATATGTAGTGCTATTAGCAAGACCACTGCTTATATTGTAAGATGTAGATGCCGCGCCAGAAGTACCGGTATCAATTACAGTAGTTCCAAACCCACTACTAGTAGAAACTTGATATTGAGCATTTGCAAAAGTAAAGCCTTGAAGGGAAACAAAAGCTGTTGCAGTTAATGTAATTGTATAATTTGCTCCAGTTGATCCATTTGCTGGAGAGATATTTACTGGCTGAACAACAGCAGGTAAAACAGGAGTTCCATTTGATGCCGCCGTTACTCTACCTTTTGCGTCAACTGTAATATTTGCTGTTGTATAAGACCCCGCTGTTACTCCGCTATTTGCAAGTGTTGAAGTTCCTGTGACATTGGCTGATCCATTAAATGAGGCAGATGTCCAAGTGACATCCCCGGTCATTCCAATGGTTCTGCCAGTAGCTAGGGTTGTAGAAGTTGTTGCATTACCGCTAAGAGCAGCAGTAATTGTTCCAGCATTAAAGTTACCAGAAGCATCCCTAGCAACAATCGTAGATGCCGTATTTGCGCTTGTGGCGTTTGAAGTAACGGTAAAAGTGGCTGCACTAGCTTGGTTTGCCGTAAATGTCTGGGACCCGGATAAACCCGTACCGGATACATTCATTGTCAGCGTACCGTTGTTTACGGTAGCTGGTGTGGTCCAAGTTGGGGCTGAAGTACCGGCTGAGGTCAAAACCTGCCCTGAAGTACCTGCTGCGGAGAAAGCCGTGGCTCCAGAGCCAGACTGATATGGGACGGCTCCAGCTACACCCCCGGCAAGATTTGTTGTGGTAGTAGCCGAAGTAGCAGAGGTAGCGGATGTAGCATTACCAGACAAACTAGCAGTAATAGTGCCTGCGCTGAAGTCACCAGACGCATCACGGGCCACAATAGCAGAAGCGGTATTTGCACTTGTGGCAGTCGTAGCAGCGTTTGGAATAGAGGTGGAAGCAGTCATCGCCCCAGTCCCGTTACCGTACACATACCCCGTCAGAGTCGTGGCCCCCGTACCACCGCTTGCCACAGGCAATGTTCCACTGACATGGGTCGTTAAGCCTACCTTGCCCCAAGAAGGAGCCGTACCTACACCACCAGAGATTAGAGCATTACCTGTAGCAACATCCGCTAATTTGGACAGCGCCGAAGTGGTAGACGCATACAAAATATCGCCAACTGCATAGGACGATTGCCCAGTACCACCATAAGAGGCATCAAGGGTAGAAGCGTTCCAAGTGCCAGCAGTCAGGGTTCCTACACCTGTAACTCCGGTATAAGAGCCAGACAGCCGCGCCGCTGGCAGCGTCCCACTAGAGATATTTGCTGCATTTGTGGTATCAGTGGTTGCTGAAGCCGCCAGCCCAGAAACAGCGCCGGAAGCAATGGAAATCGCAGTATCTGTAACAGAGGTTACTTGTCCTTGGGCGTTGGTCGTCAGTACTGGGACAGAAGAAGCAGAACCGTAAGTCCCCGCAGTGCCTGTATTTGTAATACTGAACTGCGTACCAGATAGGGTCAGCCCGGTGCCAGCAGAGTAAATCTGAGCGGAGCTGATTTGAGCAAAAGTAATTGCCGTTGTACCAAATGTAATTGTTCCAACCGTGTTGCAGATGTAAGTTTCACCGGCACCAGTATTACCATTGGTAACAAAGAAAGCATCCCCTTGACCCAAAGAGTTAGGGTTAAAAGGGTCGTAGGTATCCGCATCGGTAGCCCTAGTCAAAACCCAGTTTGTTGAGCCACTACCTACAGTTGTAAGCGTATAAACACCATTTTCGTAGGCGTTTGTTTGGTTATAAATAAGTACCCGGCTATTTATTGGAACAGCAATTCCATCCGCTGTAAAAGCTGCTTGGGTTCCTGCGTTGGTAAGTGTAGCCCCAACACCAGAAGAACCGTTGTTATACGTAGCGTTTAAATTCCCAGTCGTACTTGGTACTTCCACATATACAGGGGCGTGGTAATGCACACCTGATGCAGCCAACGCATCAACATACGTTTTATTGGCAATATCGTTGCCGCTGGTAGGAGAGGAAGAAACCGTGCCGTTTGTAATGTTTGCGGTAGTGATATTTGCTGTTCCAATTCCAGCAGTACCAATATCCAATAACGTAACAGCCGAACCAGCAGTATCTAAATAAACCGATCTTTCTGCTGGGTAAGTAACAAAAACATCCTTTGAGCCTACGCCAAAGTTCACCAGACTGCCCGCATTGCTTGATTCAAGAACGGTAGTACGACTCAGGGTTGTACCGGAAGAAGTGTAGGTTCCAATACCAACTTCCCAATCGCCAGTTTGTTGGTCGTTAATGGTGTAGTAAGTGGTGTTCCCATCACCAATCACGGCGAATGACTGAAACCCGGGACTTGCGCCACCAAGCGTAATAGTGCCTGTACCTGTAGAGGTGGTGGTTTCTTTAACTCGGTCTTTTACAACAAGTGCCATGACATTCTCACGATTGGGTTTTGACTACAGTCCAAGAGGTTGCCTGCGAATCGTTTATCGTAGACCAACCGGGAGACTGTGCATCATTTGACTGCGCCCACGCCGCATTTTGTGCATCATTGATAACCTCCCACAACAATCTAGCAGTGATCTCATCAACACCAATTGCGCCGTCTGTAATGGTAGCAAAAAACACAGCGAACGCCAATATAGTGTCAGCGGCTACAGCGGTTTCGTTGACTGGTGCATTAAATATGGATGGGGCTACAGAAGTTGTAAAAGTGGCGCTAGAAAGTTCGGAAATTAAAGGAGCAAAATCGGCTCTTGCGGCAACGGTTTCAGAAACCGACGCACTTTCATCCATAAATACGTTATAGGTTATGGTAGGGTCTAATGCTTCAGATGCGGTAGCTGTATCAGAGAAAGATACAGAGAAAACCGCAGAAGCAGAAGAAGCATCCGTTCCAGTAGCCGTTTCAGGCAAACTAGCAATAAAGTCTACTAGAGCCGCGAAATTTTCACTGCCAGTGCTCTGTTCTTGAACAGAAACAGCAAAATCAATTAAAGTGAATGTAGTCTCTGAAGCAGCTACTTGTTCAATAGTCAGTACTGCAAAATCAACCAAAGACGATGACGTATCCAAGCCAAGCGCCGTATCTGCTGCATCTGCACTAAATACAGATGGCGCAACAAACGCTTGGTCTGTTCCAACTACCGTATCGGAAAAATCCGTAGCAAAACCAGCCGCCGCAGAAAACGCATCTGCGGTTGTAGACACAAACTCTTCTACAGCAGTGTCAAATATGGCTCCGCCACCCAACGAAGAGAAGGGTACGTTTGCAAACGGCGTGAATCCGAACACAAGGGTTTACCCTTATGCAGCGTCAAGGCTGAAAGTGTAGGTTACGTTCAGAGTATCACCGGACACAACTACGCGATCCCCGGGAGATTGGAAATCTGCCTCAGAGAACAGTGTGCCAGAAGTACCACTAGACACCGTACACAAGAACGCACCAGCTACCGTACCGCCAGCACCAGTAATACTGAACTGAGCGGGGGAAGCTGAATTGCTAATAACAGACGGATCAGCAGTGGTAGCCGTGCCGAATGTAACAGCTTTACGTGAACCAGAATAATTAGTGAACTCCGTCCACCCTGCATGAGAAGCCAGCGTATCCGCAGCGGCGTAAGTGGTGCCAGAACCCGGGCCAGTCACAAGACCTAGATAGAAAGCGGCGGTATACGAACTACCCTTGAAATACTGGGTATTCATATCCTGCAAACCTACGTTTACAACGAGGTTGTGCATCTGATCTTCCCATTTCAGCTTGCCATCTTTGTCAAAGCATTGGACGTGAAAAACACCTCCCGCCTTGCTGTTTTCAGAAAAACCGGTTTTAGCAACCAGCCCAGCCGAAAGGCTGTCAGAAGAATTTGCATTGTCGATGAACATAGTCGCTCCTTACAAAAGTCGAATAAGCGCAGAACTGCTGGTATTAGCAGGCATCTGAACGGTGAATGTTGCTGTTGAGGTTTTGTCGTTTCCAAAGTCCAACACACAGACCGCCCCATTAGCTCCGGGCTTATAAATCAAAGCCCCCCGCGCTGTCAGGGCAGAGTTCCATGTGGGAGAGGAAAAGTCAATGTACACAATGCTGCCCGAGGTGGTAGCTTCCGTGGCAACTGTCGCCGTAATGACTTGCCCGCCAGCGGTGTACCCACTCGCCACAACTTCACCCGTGGTTGTATAGGCGGTAGTTGTCTCGTCCAAGGTGGCTGAGTTTGTGTAAAGCGCCATGTAGAAGGTGTCGGAGGAAAAGTTAATTCCACCGCTTGCCATATTGGAGCGCAGCACATTACAGGAGAAGTTTCCAGTAAAAGCCATATCAAGTCACCGCCTGCCGGTATTGTCCGTTTCTGTAGGCATCACCACGCTCCAGACCATCGCCCAGACGTTTAGCCAGCGCAAGAGCCTCTTGGTATTTACCGTTATAGAGTGTCACCATATCTGGCTCACCCTTCATAAACGTATAGGCTTCTACCAAAGAGCCATACAACATAACGGAATCAAAGTTATCACCCAACCATGTACGCCCATCAGCCGCAACGGTAATGGACTCTGGATAGTAATAGTAGTGCAACTCTACGTTGTAGTTTGCGTCAGGTGTTGGTCCAAGAATAAACGTCAATTCATCAGTAATGACAGGGCTTGGATCGTTGGATGTAGTTGGTCCAAACAAAGCGTAGTACTTCGGGATTGCTGTATCTGTTGGGTTGGGATACGCTTGCCGAATAAAGTTCACATCTTTGTTCAACAAATACTCATAGTTGCCCGAACCATCTATCACAGCCAGCGAATAGACTGACAGAAAGTCGTTTGGGGCGGATAAGTATTTATTTCCAGTAGATGTAACGCCTGTCACATTCTTACGAATAGACGGAAACTGAACCGTGTTGTAGATACGCTGTTCAGCTTGTTTAATGAACGTGTTGATTTGCGTAGTCGAGGACACAGAACTCCCGTCAGCGAGGTAAGTCGCCGGGAATTGGTTTTCTGTGTAGCTCTGAATTGCCGCTACAAGTTCATCATAGGTCATATATCAACCCATCGGGCCTCTTGCCATAGTGCCTTTGGTAGCCGCGCCAGTCCCACGGATTTTGATTCCGGTGGTCTTGGTGGGTTTATTACCAGCATCCTTGCTAACAGCACCAACGCTCATGTCGTAGGTGTCGAGCTTGCTACGGTTTGTCCTGCTGTTCATGTCTGCCATGCCCTCTTTATAGCGGGCGGCATAAGCTGATGCTGCTTTGTTGTTTACTGCCATGATTAGCCCCGTTTCTGTGCTGCAATTTTTGCCAGATTACGACCCATAGATTTCATATCAGCATTGGTTTTACCCCTGCTGCCGCTGGTCGGTTTACCGCTTTGAATGCCAACGGTGGGACCATCATTGCCAAGGTTTCGACCTTTGGTCTTGCCTTTTTGAGCAATACCATCTGCTGCGCGTGTGTATGCCATTTTTAGCTCCTTATGTCGTTGCAATTGTAACTATACCAAGAGATATACCCAATACCAAATTGTTTGGCGTTAGGGCAGTGTCAAAATAACTAGCTCCGCCTACAGGATTCCAGCCCCACTGGAACACTCGACTGCCAGCCTCAGGCGTACCAACTGCATTTGGACCGGTTCCGCCGCTAGTACTAATCTGCAATCCACTTGTACCAGACAAATAATAGCTCACGTCCGGGCGAGGCTCACGCACAGCCTGTGGGTCATAGACCGGATACATACCTAATTGCAACTGTGGCTGATCTGGCTCCCAACACTCGGGACAAACCTTGATGCTGACTTGTTTGGTCTTAATAGTCAACTTACGCAACTGCTTGAGCATGTACCTCTGCCCGCAGCGGTCACACTCCGCAATTGAGTATTTACCAGAAGCGTATTTTGGACCTGCCATGTATCACCTATAAATCATGATACGAGGCACATACCGGTTGGATGCTTTTTCCCGGTCTTCATCAGCGGCTAATTGCCACTGCTGCTCATATTCCATCTTCAACGCTGCCACCCGATTTGCATCTACATTCGGGAGCTTCATAGACAATTTATAAGCCAGACCAGCAACCATGCACTCAACCAATCGGAACGGAATGTCTTGGGTGCGTACACCATTTCCACTATCTTGGATCCGACGCATACGCCAGTAGACAAACATGTAATAGGGACTACCTATTGATCCTTGATTTGGGATAGGCCAAATATTGATTGAAGGGGGACGTGTCACATACACACTTGCCCCCGAATTATGAGTAGTAGCAACGGTGTTTTGTTGCCCGCGACCACAAAAGCTGATGTAGCCAGCAGTATTGCCAGTCTGAGTCAAGTTGCTATAGCTGATTAGCTCACTATCAATTTTGACAAATCCAGCAGCAGCCAGCCCAGTAACATCAGCCAAATAGATTGTTGTATCAGTACTACTTGTAATGGCTTGAGCTAAAGTAGTCGAAGCAGTGCTGTTCTGTTCTCCTGTCTGGCGGTTTATCCAAACCTGAATAGGACGGCCTTGAGCGTACTTATTGGGAATAGTCGAATAGGTAGACTCACTAATGCGATTGATGTTGATATCTATCTGAGGCGTACCCGTACCAGCATTGGTACGTGTCACCTGATCAAGTAGGTCAATCGTATCATTAGGCAACGCATAAATAGCTTGATTTGGGTACAGAGGAATCTGCCCCTCTTCAATCGTCCACAAATTGATACCACGATTTGCCCACTCAATGGTAAGCAAATTCAGGCTCCTGCGTGCAGTACGAAAATCATAACCGGTACGCAACTCTAACCCACAACGTTCAAACGCTTCCTCAATGAGGTCGTTAACATCAAGGTTGAAGACTGAAGTGCCTGTAGTGGTCATGTCTTACTTCATTTTGGTTTTTGCCGATTGAATAAATGCCTCAGCAGTTGGAGCACCTTTTGCACCGGGTTTACGCATCTTTTCGCCAGAGCCTTGAGCAATACGTTTACGCTTTGCATTGATATTGGCATACAGCCCTACTTCTCCACCCTCTGCGTATTGAGTGAAATCGGTATCATCTCGACGAGCTTTTCGGACGCCTTTAGGCATCTTACTGGCTCTAATATCACCCATACCACGGCTTGCCATCATACAAGTTTCCCACGAGTTTTACCCCGCTGAGCAATACCATCAGCCGCACGGACGTAACCACCTTTTCTCATGGTAGTCCGCGATTTGTTAAACGCAGATTCAGAAGCTTCAGATTTTTTCTTTTCTTCAACTTCTTTTTCCATGTCATAGCGCTGTTTAGGGGTAATGTAGTCTTCATCAGACTCATCAAGCCGTTGGGGATTTACAAACCCACGCCCTGCGCCAGCAGACTTTTTCATTTGCACATCCCGCCTTTCCTCATGGTGACTTGCATGCCCTTGGTTTTGCCCTTAGAAACAATGCCGTCTGCGGACTTATGACCAGCCGCCAAACCACCGGATTTCATGCCTGCGTGGGCTTTGGAAGCGGGAGCAGCAGCGTGGGCTTTCAGAGAGGAGGCAATACCACCTTTCTTCATTCCGTACTCTGCCTTCTCGTGTTTAATCATGGACTTAGGTGCGCCCTTCTTTTCCATGAACGAGATTTCTTTTTTAGCCATTGCTTTAGAGTCTTTCATATCACCACCTTTTGCAAATTTGCGGCCTTTGTCCGCTTGGTTAAATTCTTTACCCACAGACATGGGTACCCCAGCTTTCTTGGCAAATTCTGGGTTATGCGCCACAGCTGCCATGAAATTGCGTTGCTTCTTGCTAACGGAGGGCACTTTTTGACTCCTTGATAAAGGCATCAAGCTTGTCACTTAACTTGTCAAAGCGAGAATCAATATGGCTAACAATCTTGTCAACTTCTGCTTGAGTGACGTTATCCCGGGCAATTTCTTCCCGGGTCTTGTTCAGCAAAATAGAAAGACGCGACAATTCTTCTGATTTTTCACGCATGTTCCATCCTATCAACCCGATAAACGTGGTTAACAGAATATTCCAGACGGCTAGTTGAATGTCCATTTCAACAGTTC